ATCTGCTAAAACTGAAAGATCAGATGTACCAACGTCAGTAGCCTCTGTGTCTAGAGTACCTCTTGTTGTGCCTAAAGCTTTTACGTTTACTGCATCAAGAAATGCATTTGGATCACCAGAAGTTCCTACGCTAACAGTGGCTGTACCACTATCGTTGCTAACTGTAGTGACGTTTAAAATTACGTCTATGATCTGAGAGTTAGCAGGAACGGTTGCGCATACCTGATCGTTTGCGTCTGCTCCTATAATGTCGATTACTTTAGATTGTGCCATAACGGCAAAGCCAGTGTTAGCACTAGCTCCTTCTCTTACAGAGCCCGCTTTAATCGGACCTGAAAATGTAGTTGTTCCCATGTCTTACTCCTTTGTAAGTCCCCGAAGGGTCATGTTAATAAAATTTTATTTTGACATAAAAAAAGGGCGGAGTCAAAGACAACCGCCCTTTAACATTCATGCAAACTGTTTCTTATGCGCCAGATGTTCCGAAAATACCTCTAGGATCTGAGAAACCAAATGAGTATCTCTCTCTAGCTTTGTATCTGACATTACCGGTATCAAAATCACCTTCCATGTTTGTAGAAAGTGGAGTTCTTGTGAACATTTTTAATCCGTTAGGTGCATCAGTTTTAATGAAGAATGCGTTAGTGTCAGTTAAGAAGTGATTTACCACATAACCTTCAGGTATCATTCCCATATTTCTGATTGCATTAATGTCGTTGTCAGCGGTTCCAGTTCTTAAAGCTGAAGCCATCAATCTGTCAGCAGTAAACTGTAATTCTTTTGGAATTATAAGTTTTCTACCTTGTGTTGCGATTTTAAGACCACGCTCATCTACGAATGCAGCAATGTCAATCAAAGATTGCTCAAGTGATGTTTCATTAAGATCAGCATCTGTTGCTAATCTGTTTGATAAAAGACCACCTTGTGCTAATGGGTGTTGTGTGTTGATAAGTGAAACACCATCACCACCAGGATTTGTTCCTGCAGCACCTGCACCAGCAAAAGCGTTGTTTAAAACATCAGATGCTTTAACTTGCTTTGTGTTTGCCATTGATCTTGCAAGAGCTTTTGTGTAACGAGATGATAGCTGATCGTAAAGATTGTCTTCGATTGCCTCTTCTGTTATTGCAAAACCTAGTGCAATTGTTTCGTGTGTGTAGCGTGAAGTGTAAGCTTCAACTGCTGTGTCAAAAGATATTCCAGCACCTTCTGCTTTTGTTGGTGCAGAACCGAAACCTGATAACATTACTTCTTCTTCAAACGCTCTGTCTGAAGTTTCGCTATCAAAGATTTCTGCGTGCTCGTTTTCATATCTTTCATATTCCAAGCCAAACAGTGCGTTTAGACCTGGTTCTAACTCTTTAACGAGTTGACTTCTAGATATAGCCATAGTCTATACTCCTGTTGAATCTCTATACTGATGCTTATTAATTCTAACGAGAATGTTAGCATTAGCTACAGTATAGTCGCTGTTGTCAGGATCTGTTGAAAGATCATACACAGCGAAGTTGGAAGCATTGCTAGTTGCAAATGTACTACCGTCAATAGCTACGTCTGAAATACCTGATTTGGTAGATCCTGCACTATATGTTGCGATATTACATGTTGAACCAACTTGTGCTCGTCCGCCATTTGCGTCATCTATTTTGACTTCGAAAATGACATCAGGATCACTGATTACGTTTGCAACTATGTCGTCAGCTACAATCGCGCCTGGATAATGATTTGAAAATGTTGGTTTTTGTGTTGTTGGGTCTGTATAGAAACAACCATTAAAAATACCAACAAGCTCAGCACCGGCAGATGATCCACGAGAGATTGATCCGTTTGCATTAAGCACTACAGGATCTCCCATAAAAATGGAGTTCGTTTCGTTGCTAGCAATGGTCATTTCTTGCTGACCTTGTCCGTTATAACCGGAACCTTGCATAAGCACTGGACGAAATCCAAAGTTGCCTTGTTGATTTGCCATAATATTACTCCTTTGTAATACGTATAGTTAATAGTGGTCGTTCAACAAACCGTGCCGATTACGACTTGTTTCCTTTACCAAATGTTACATTGGTTCGCCTTTGGGGTTTACTGATCGGCATCCTTGGATCCTCGATTTTCAATAGATCGCTGTCGACAGCCTCTTTTTGGCTCTCGGTTAAATTTTTATAATAAGCGTTTCGCTCTTCAACGGTCTCTATTGGCATGCGAGCTAACAGTAACCCACCTACCCCTATTACACCTGCGTGTTTACCATCCTCAATGGTAGGAAGTTGCCAGTCAGGATACTCATCGGCTCGAACTAGTTCCCAGCCTTCTCGTAATTTTCCCATGATATTTTTAGTATCATCATAACCTCTAACTGATTCCCTGATCCATCGGTGTTTAAATCCGTCTGGTGCCGGGGGCGCGTCTAATGATGAAGGTCGAGTCCAACCCTTTTTACGAGATGTTTTCTCCCTAGTCTCACTAGATCTTAGCATTTTATTTACCATATTGTCTCCAATCTATACATATTTTGCGTATTGTTCAACAGTAAGTCCTAATTTTTTTGCAATTGCTACCTGACTAGGTGTTAGCTTTACTTTTCTAGAACCTCCAGTTTTTTGTGAACGAGCTGCAGAAGCCACCACCACAGGTGCTTTTTCTTTTACTTCTTCTGTTTTTACCTCTTCAAATTTATGAGGAAACTGTTCTCGAATGTATGAGTTAATTTCTCCATAATACTCATCACTTTTAGGGTCATACCCCTCTTTTAATAGTTTTTTGTGGTGAGCAAGAGCAGTGAAAGTCATGGCTTCATCTTTTCCAAACCACTCATTTTCTTTAGCCCACTCCTCAGCCCTTGGGTCAGGCTGTGCAGGAGCAGGTTGCTGTTCTTTAGGTTTTTCGGCCATTAAACCCTCTTGTTGCTTTTGTAAAGCTTCTCTTTGTTGTTTAGAGGCCAACGCTCTTTCCTCTTCGATTGCCAATCTAGTTAAAGCTCTTTGAGCCTCAACTTCAGCACTTACGTCATTATTAAGTCTTGCGTCAGTTAAAGCTTTTTTGGTTTGTTCTATTTGAGATTTAACTCTATTTTCATATTCACTAAGATAGTTTTCATCTAAAGATTTTATCTTATTTTCGTATTCTTCATATTTTTTCTTAGCGCTTTCTGCAAAACGAAGAGCTTCTTTTTCACGTTGTTCAGTTTTCTCTACTCTGTCCAAAAGTTTTTTAATTCTTCTTTGAACATTTTTGGAATACTTATCTAAGCCATCATCTTTAGAATCCTCTTCTTCTTTTGATGACTCTTCTGATTTTTCTTCATTTGAAACTTCTACTTTTTCTTCTTCGACCTTTTGTTGTTTAGTAGATTCTTCCTCTTGAAGTTCAACCTCTTGACCCTCTCCTGTGGTGTCAAGGTCTACCATTTTTTCTTCAGTCATTTTTATCTCCTTAATAAAGGGTTAGTACATCTTTGGGATCATCTAACTTTGCTAATACTTCATCATCATTAAGAATACGAATTTCTCCGCCCTCAATCTTAACTCTAGAGCCTGCATATTTTGCAAACACAATCCAATCTCCCTTTAAACACCAAGGTCCATTAGGAAATTTATTTTTATCAGCATAAGCATCTGGTCCCATATTCAAAATTAAACCAACATTAGTAGTTAATTGCTGCTCTTCTATTGCTTTGTCTGTCAACAACAAACCACCCTTGGTCTTTTCTACTCCCTTATAAGGGAGCACCACAATTCTCCATCCCGTTGCCTGAGGAACTCTGTCCATGGCGGGCTTTTTATTCTCTTCTTTCTTTTCCTCTTTCACTTTAGGTTTAAAACCTTTAGGAAGTATTATTTTACTCATCTTTCATCACCTCATTGTGTAAGTCTTGGTAGTCCAATAAAAATTGTTCTAAAGCATGTAGCTTACCTAATTGATATTGGTATTCATCAAACGACTTTAAAGACCTAGATAAAAGATCTTCTCTTCTTTCTTCTATCTTTTGTTGAATTAGTTTTTTTACTTTGTAATCGAAACGATCCACTATTGTGTAATTTTCTTAGATTTTTCGAAACTGCGGAGCCCGGCCATTCCGAGCAAGGCCGTGACGAGCGGGAATAAAGTCGACATGTCAAGCTCTGGTAAAGGGTTATGTTGAATACTAAAAGCTGCCAATATAAAAACTAAAAATTGTTTTATTACAAATTCCCACGCTATGGCTAACGCACAGGACATCCCGATGAGGGGCCTCCACGACCGCTGCATTATACCGCCTATGCCTGTAGCTTTTGACTTAGCATCAGCTAAGTTAATGTCCATTTGCTTTTTGCTTAGTTCAGCTTCTATTTCTTTTAATTTTGTTTTTGCAGCTAACTTCTCTTCTTCTGAAGTGTGAACGCTGTCGATTACTTTTCCGACAGTTTCTACTAGAGAGCCACCGCCTAATATTTTACTAAGAACCAATATAAACTCCTAACGCTAAGAAAACGACAGCTATAATTACATCACGTTTCTTCACATTAGAAGTAAAGGTTTTAACTTTAGATAGTATTTCCATTAAAATACTCCTTCGAATTTAAGACCCTTAGATGCTATTCCATAACCTCGTTTGGTTTTTTTATCCTCGGGTACTTTGCCTACAGGCATAATTTTTCCCGGTGGAATAGATAAGCCCTGGGATGCAGGACCTTTCTTTGGTGGGACAGTTTTTGTCAATTTATTAACCATTAGTGTACTGTAGGATTATTTTCTTCACTTTGCAACTGAGAAATTTGACTATGAATATAACTATCTGCTAATGCTTCTCCATAAGCATCAACAATAGCCTCTCTACTCATAGCTAACATTACTTGAGCCACTTCAACTAAATTAGCACCTTGATCGACTTGCTCTTGAACAAAACACCTAGTTTGGCTTATAATCTTTTGTACTCGTTTCTCTGTTTGTTTATCCATATTAACAATATAGGTTTTATTTTTTTCTTTTACTAGTTCTCTTTTCGACACCCTTGATAGTGCCTTTATTAGCAGATGCATAAAAAACTGTTTTTCCTTCTTTTTTCCCATACTGCTTCTCCATTGCAGCCTTTATTTTTTTACCTTTTTTGGTTAACGGCATCTCTTGTTCTTTGGTTTAAAGTTCCTGTAGTCATCTTATCATATTGGACTTCAGCCCTTTTATCAGCTATATCATAATCTTTTTGTATTCTAGCTTGATCAATGGCTGTCTTCTGTCTTAATTTTTCAGCGTCTAATTGTATTCTTGCTTGATCTACTTGTGCATCCATTTGATCTTTCATTGCGTCTTGTTGTAATTCTTGTTGTTTGAGTTGTATTGCAGGGTCAGGTCGTCCACCACCAGATAATTGTTGAGATGTTTGTTTTAGTTCTGCCATGAATTGTGCCTCCAATCTAGCTACGACCTGGTCTAACTGATCTTCTTGTGCTTGACCTTGTGACACTAAGAAAGCAGCCTGCTCTTTTGCTTTTAGTGACACATGTTCCAAAATATGTTTTTGTAGCTTCATTGCCATGGGAGGGTTTGCTAATATCATTTGATTTGTTCCGAAAATTAAATGATTTTGAATATGAGCATCATGATCTTGACCTTCATAAGCTTGCAATAGATTACCGTCCAATAAGTCTGAATGTTCTGTGGCGGGATCTTTTGGAGCCACAGGAGAATCTTTTCTTAAAATTTCATCAACATCTTTTATACCTAAAGCTTCATACATTCTTCGATAAGCTTCTTTCATGTTGTGTAAGTCTGGTGCACTCTGAGCTAATTGTAATTCTGTTTGAGCGAGTGTAACTCTTTGTGCAGTGGAAAAAATATTAGGATCAGCGACAGGTAAAACATCTAAACTACCATCAAAATCTTCTGCTTTAATAGTTCTGTCCGCTCCCTCCACAGAGTAAGGATAAGTCTCTGGTAAATAATCAGCGAATACTCTATACAATAATTTAAATTCTTTTCTTTGAGAATAATAACAACGCTTATGTATTGCCGACATAATTTTGGATCCACGCTCTAGTAAAGCTATGGTGGTGCCAACTGGAGCATTTTGATTTCCATCACCAACCTGCATATCTGCAATGCTTGCAAATCTTTGACCAGCTTGAACGACAAAACCTAAAAGGCTGTAAAGAGTTTGTGATGGTTCTTTATAAGGAAGAGGTATCAATGAGTTTCTTAAATCACCATTTGGTGCGTCTATGTCTCGAAACTCTCCTGGTTGTATTGGCTCTGCGTCATCTCTAATTCTAATGCCTCTAGATTTAAAACCTGCTGGTAAATTAGATAAAGTCCCTGCATCAATTAATTGTCTTAAAAGATCTGTAGCTGTTCTCGATAAACCACCAATCATGTGTATTAATCCAAAACCATAAAAACCCAAACCAGGTAAAAACTTATATTGAACAAAATATTGTTTCTTTATTTTTTTAGCATCTTCTTTTTCGTAGTTTCTTCTAATACCTACAACCTTTGTTGATCCCTCTTCAATTGTAACTATGTAAGGAATTTTTATTCCTGTCATCTCTCCTGAATCATCTTTATCTTCAAAATCTTTTAAATCTAATGAAGTATGAAACTCATATAATTTTACAACCTTATCTGCATAACTTGGCTTTTGACCATCTAATTCATTGTATTTTTCTTGAACTCTATCCGCATCAACTTCTTGAGGTAAAATATCTACATCTTTATAAAAACCAGAAACTTGCTTTTTTCTAAAATCATTATAACTCATGTTTATTACATGACACATTCTCTCACAGCTATCTAAATCAGTTGCCATATAATTAACTACCAAATCTTCTGCTGGAACAAACTTGGAAACAGGCCTATCCATTAATTCATCGTAATAAACTTTTTTAAAAGCAGAACCTGCGAGCGGTAAATAAAATAACATTTGATCATACTCAGGAGTATAGTCTTCCATCTTATTCATTAATTGAAAATTCATAAATTCTTGAACGCGTCCTGCTCTTGCATATTTATCAGGAGTTTCATTTCCCATGACAACTGTTCTTACCGGACCACCGGCAGGCAATAGTTCTTTAAACGCAGTTGCCTGAAACTGTGTTGCGCTCTCTGCTAATAAAGGATGAGTTGCACCACTGGCACCTTGAAAAGGTCTAGATCTAGTTTCATAGTTTAGACCAAGTAGACCTAATCCTTTGACGTAAGCATCCTCCCAATCTTTACGTGAAGATTTATCGCTTTCAAAATCTCCCATAAGTTCATTAGACAGAGTCTCTAAATCTCTATCGTCTATTACTTCTGCTAAGTTAGAGTAAAACTCTATTTCAGGTAAGGCCTCTCTTGGATCAAAGTCTACAGTGGCTCCACCCTCTTCATCTATTTGAACATCTATTCCCTCAGGGGCTGGAACACGTTGTCCATCCACTATAACTTCAGTTTCTTTTTTTAAAATTTCAAGTTCAGGTTTACCGCCTAGGTTTAAAGCTTTGTCTATATTATCTACCATTGTTTATAGGTCTCGTTAAATAATTTATATCAACTAATCCACCATTTACAAGCGATGGTATTTCTGGAATAGAGATAACTCCTCCTTGTTTTTTAAGTTGTATATTATTTTTTTTAAGTAAATTAATTACTTTTGTTGAGTTGAGGATGGCTTCGTATCCTTCGTCTCTTTTTTTGGAGATGTTCTCAATTTTTGAAAAGATATCGATGAACGACTCTGCGGTAAGTTCAACTTCTTGATCTGCTCGGGTGTCATTTTGTATAAAGTCATTTATATTTTCCTCGTATTGGTTACTTTCTATATAGTCACCATACCATACTGTGTCTATAATACCAACCTTTAAATCTTTACCAAAAACTGTTTGTAGTGCTTTTTCAACCTTTTCATTGTCTGGTTTTCCTTCAAAGGAGATTGTATCAAGAACAAATCCTCCTGTTACAGGGACTACGTTAAAATCATATCCAGATAAGCTGTGAACTTCTTGTAGTTGTTTTCTGTCAAATTTTGTATTTGGCACATAAAAAGAAGTTGTTTGCATCACTTCCGCATCGGGTTGCTCCATCCCTTCTTCCACAGTAAAGAAATTACTAGAAGCAGTTGCAGCTTGGTTTAAATTTTTTCCAAGAACAGACAATACAAATTTTCTTTGATCATCAGTTAGTTGAACCATTTGACCCTTATTATTACTATAAACTGACGGGATATATACGTTGTCTCCCACGTTACCTTCAAAAGTACCATCT